TCGCAAGTTGCCCTTGCGCTTGAATTCCTAAACCTTGAAGTGCTGCTGTTGGGTCTGGTTTTTGATAAGCCATAAATTAATTCAACATCATCTAAGGTGTTCCGCTAATTGGAGCGTAAAATTGCCCTCCAGTAGAAGATGTTTTTGGAACATATGTTTGTCCACCATATCCAGAAATTCCTTTGCTTGCAGCTGCACCCATGCCACCAGCAGCACCTTGAATTACGCTTCCTCCAGCTTGAATATATGCTCCCGTCATCGCATTCTGTGCAGCTTGATTTTGAGCTTGCTGACCAAGCAATGCGCCTTGGTAATTCAACTTGTTTTGAGTTGCATTTTGTTGCAGGTTTTGGAAGTTTGCTCCTGCTTGTGCCATTTGATCAGAAACAGATTGATTAAATCCTCCAATGTTTCCATACATTGCATTCTGCCAATTTTGAAGTGCTTGCAAATTAGATGCCTTATTTGCTTCTTGCGCTGAAATTGATGTAGATGGGTCAATGCCTCCAACCGGAGCTTGCATTTGACGAAGAACTTCTTGTTGAAGCGCAAGGTTTTGTTGATCGTAGTTAGCCTTGGCTTTTAATGCGGCATCGTATGTTGCAGCTTGCCCAATAGTAGAGTCACCAAGACCAGTCTCATATCCTTGAATAAGTCCTTGGTTACGCGCCCATTCGTTCATGTATTGAGCGGCATTGTCCATGCTGGCAAGGCGAGCGAGTTCCGCGCCTTGAGCTTGGCGCATTTGAGCAGCTTCTGGCGAAACCATTTTTTCCATTTCACGGGAACGCTGGACATTAGCCATGCCGAGTTCTCCAAGCCGCTTTGACTCTTTAAGAGCATCGTATTCTTGCTGCGCTGGAGCCATTTTAGCATATGTATCAAGCAATTTAGCCTGCGTTGCTTGTTGCTGTGCTTGGGCTTGCTGCATTGCCATTTGAATTGCCAGATCACGCGATGAATCTGGTTTACTCAAATATTGCTGTGCATTAACTGTTTTTGACCCACCCATGATTAAAAATTGGTCATACTATAAATTTCACGATCTGTTTTTGTCAAACCTAATTTATTCATAATTTCATTGTTAAAATTAGGCCGATCATTGATTAGTGGAACTCCAATGTATCCGGGTTGTCCAGAAAGTTGCGAATGCGCTTTCCAATCGCTCATCACTTGGATGACATCTTGTGGTCGCGTGTGTTGTGGGTGAAAGGCAGGATAGACGACAGGAAGAAATACATGATCAGAATATCCAAATAACTTGCCATTAGAATAATGCGCGTAAACATTGATATTCGGATGTTCGATGATTTCATGGTCAAATTCTTGCGCGAAATCTTGCAATTCATAGAACTCGTTTGTCCCATGTTTTGCGTATTTATATTCAATTCTTGTTCTCATATATTTATTTAATTAGTTCCTACAACAACTTCGTTTCCGCTCAATTCAGTTGGCAAATATCCTTTAAATCTTTCGGCTTGCTGCTGAATAACCTTGTTTCGTGTGGCAAAATTACCACAAACAACGCAAGGCAGGCAATTTTCAACGTCGATTGGAATTGGAACAGAAGAATAGAGTGGCACAACTGGATCATCGCCAAATGGTGAAACAAAGCGGTTAGGAAAACTGGTAACTTTTACAGAAGCGTCAACGATGGATGGCATATTAGCAAGGATTAAGTATTCTGTATTGGTTTGCTGCCGAATTTGCCGCTTGTTGAGCAAGAATTCCAGCTTGTTCTTCGGCGTGCGTAAATGAAATGCTTGACAAGAACGATGCTGCTGCCGTTGCGGAAATTGACGATGAAGATGGACAGGTCAAAGTAACAGTTCTATAAACTTTCGCATACCAACTTTTTTGTTCTGTTTGCGGAACTTCATACGGACTTGGCAGCAAATCAAGCGTCAATGTTGATCCATCTTGAGCAAGCAAACAAGATTTTTTTTCATCTGAATTTGGAACACCAGTTGACCTTTCACTCCATGGGTCTTGAAACATTCGAATTGTTTCTACCCCGAACTCTCCGCACCATTCGACAAGTATAGAAAAGCCCTTGTCTATGTCCGTTGTGAGATATGATTCGCACGTTTCTGCAACCGCATTTCGAGTTGTTGATTCAGTAATCAAACGACGATATTGAGTGTTTAGAAAACCAAATTTTTCAACCTCTGGAGCAAGTGGAGTGTCTTGCCATTGATAGTCCTCTGTTACTGCCAGAATGCGCGTGTCAAGGATTGATTGATATGGCCCCTTGCTTCCTCGATATGACGTTTTAACATCTGCTGTGCCGCCAATCTCGCAACACTCAAGTTCTGCATAAACAAACTGCTTGTAGTCCATGCCGTCACCAAGAAGCGCAGTTTCGACTTGCGAGTAAATGCGATTGAATAGTTCAGTTGTTGAACCATCCGCATTGATGCTCAAATATGAGTCAACGCGATTTGAGGTGAATGATTCCCAAAGTGAAATGTAAGAACCATCGTTGGTCGCGGAATAATCAACGGAGAAATGAAAGCAACGAGGTTGCCCGTCTACAATGCCTGTAGTCCATTCAACTGGTCTTGTTCCTGTCCAAACTCCGCACCATGCAGGTTGTCGGCTTGATCCCATTTCCGCTGCCACTGCCCAATCCATCACCATTGTAGCTGAATTTAGCGGCTCAAGATACGGAATGCTGTAAAGCAAATAATTCTCAAATGATGTCGCGCAAATTCCCGTTTGATCTCCTGCCATGTATGCTTTCGCTCGCACCATTTCAACGTCTTTGTATAAGACTTGAGATGACAAGTAAGCATTTCCAGCAACGTCCGCTGAAACCAATCCGCCTTGCGAAAACCACCACATTTGACCTGCTTGAAATGCGATAGATTTACCGGCGATGCAACCTACATTCGCAAACAAAATAGTTTGAAAATTAGGCGTTGTTCCCCATGCTGCCCTATCGTAAATTCCGCTGGAAAGAGCATATGTTTCACGATCTGTGAACACATACAACTTTTGATCGTTGTTTTGACCTACATAGTTTACAAGCGCAGTTACAGGTCGAGTGAACGAAAAGTCTCCACGTCCTGATCCTGTTGTGCGTTCCTGCCAGCTTGTAGGATCTCCAAGATCAGATGCAAGCACGATGTTTTTGTTAGCAACCCAAAGTCGATTGCCAGAATACGCCATCCAAAACCCAATTGGAACGTCCGCATCTTGAACTCCAGTAGTATTTGATCCGTCCCAATAAACAGGAGCGTTCACACCATCTTGAATGAATAGAACGCGATGCGAAGGAGTCACGGAAACATCACCACCAGTCGAAATGTTTGCTGATTTGGTTGCCAGCGTGAAACAAAATTGTGAAACATTTGGATCAAGCGAAACATTGGTCAATTGGAATGGTTTCCAATCTTGAGGTTGTGTTAGTGGGAATGGACTCCAATAAACCTTGCCGTTTACAGCAAATACGATGTATGGCAATTCATTAGCTTCAACTCCTTCACCATTTGTTCCGTAAATTTGCGTAGATGTTGTTTCGCTTGCCGCCTTGAATTGCTTGTTTGCAAGAAAAAGAATGCCGCCTTGAAAATTCCCCGGAGGTAGCGACAAACGCATTGATTGCCCCGGTCTGGTTTGAGCAATTCCACCTCGGAACTGACAATTAACAGCCCATTTAACTTGGTTCTCTGGCAATGCCCACGGATTGCGAACCGAGTTTACGCCTTGAGTCCAACCAGTAGTTGTTTTTAACTGCCGTCCAGAAGTAATTTGCGGTGATTTCATGTTACCACATCACAGGGTCAGCACCATCACCTTCCGCATAGCAAACGGAATTGATTTGCGGCACTGCCATAGCATGACCATCAATTGATTCTTGTTGGTTTTTAAGATATCCAAATGAAATCTGCCAATAGCGCATAGCTTGATCAGCAAAATCCTTGTCTTCCAAGTCTACGGCATGAACAGCAGCAATAATTGCGCGTTCTTGTTCAAGCGGGATATAGTCATAAACACTCGAAATGCTTGGATTGCTAACCTTGTAAATAATCCTTGCCCACGCACAAGGTTTGCCAATGCGAATCCTGCGGTAGCTTGGATTAATTTCAGTAGGATGATATTGACCAATCAACGTCATATCGTTGCTGCGTCCGTAATCCCATGCGTAAAGACTAACATATCCATCAGTAAGAGGCTTTTCAATATGTGCAACGCTCTTTACAAAGATTGGATCAGAAATTGCATCAACAAAGAACGTGGATGACACAGAATTGCCTGTTGTCGTGTAAGTTCTGCGTCCAGTTGTCGAAGTCAAATTACGCGCATTAGAAAGCGTGTCGTAAAGCTCGAAAGAATTGTTATCGATGCGACGAACATAATAATTCGTGTTTGGCAACAATCCAATTGGCAACGTGTCTCCTTCTTTTGCGCGAGTTACAAGCACTGTTCCTGTCTCGTAGAGCGATGAATCTGCAACAATGTTGTTTGATGGTTGAACTATGACATCACGAATAATATCAAGGCTCAGTTGCCCTGTTCCTGTGCTTGTCAATACAACTGGCGAAATTCCACTATATGCACGGACGGAATCGCCAATAATTTTGATAGTGTAATTTGTTCCGGCAACCAATGGCAACGGAAGTATTCCAGAAGTGCTAAATCTAACAACCTCATCTTCAGTCAAGAACGCAGTATTTACAGGTTTGATTAGATTTGAATCAACTGAAGGAGAAACCTGCGTCCGAATTGCGTAATATGTTTGTCCAGTTCCAAACGAATCAATGTTGATAAGCGTTGTCAATCCAACGTTTGCGTATACTTTTGCAAGCGTGTTTGATGCAACGCTCAAATAAAACGGAGTTACACCATTATCAATTGCAGGAGATGTCGTTGGAAGAATATAATCAGTTCCAAAGTAAATTTGTTGCCCAGTTACAAGCGTTGTAAAATCTCCAAGCCAATTATTTGTAAAATCAACTCCAAATGCGCG